CTCCTACAGCTGTTAAAAAACAGCGACGAGGCCGGAGCTAAGCTCCGACCTCAACCCACCCTCTCTTCGTGCGAACGTGGAGGGGACGTCCTGATGATGTGAGGTGATGCCTATACTGGGGGTCTGAATAGTCCCCCTCAAGGGTTTTCCTCAAAGCCGGCAATCCATCAACCCCATTTGTGGGGAAGGAGGGTCGAAGGACATCCACTCGAACTACCTTGCTATGGTAATCCGGGTGGAGCCGATCCCATTTGTATCCAGAAGTTTGGAAACTCCAGGGAGCGATTGCAGCTGTGTAGCGAGGAACGGTCTTACGACCGTATCCAAGCTTTTGGAGTTCAGACAGTAAGTAATGCGCTGTCTTCCAAAGACCGAACTCATAGAGCCGGTTACACAATTCCATGGTAGAAACCACGGAAGCAACATCATCTCGTCTAACAGGGAGCATACGACTCATTCGAGCGGGTGTAACCCACTCTCCTGAGAAGTAGTCACCGCCGCAACTCTCACGGAACATACCGTTCCAGAAAGATTTGGCAGTGTTCACTTTTAGTCCAAAAGACTCAAGTGACTCCACTGTAGCTTGCACCATTTCCACAGGGACAATTATATCGTCCCCATAGACACGGACAGACCCGTGGAGGGCCATAAGTTCTCCACGGGAGCGGCGATGACCCACAGTGGTCGTCCCAGAAAGGATAATAGCAAGAAACACTATCTCTTCCATAGGAAAACACAATGCAGAACCCATAGACGCAAACTTCACAAGGGGTAACACATCCCCATTGGGAAGACTCACAGAACGCGAACGAGACGCCATTACGGCGCCTTGCAAGCTCGGCCATGGACGAAGAATCTCCATTACCAGTGAGTTGAGAACACGGTCGCTCGCTTCAGATAAATCAAGCGTAGCGAGTTTCCCATCGACACTACCCATTTGGGCAGCGTGTCGATTCTCCTCTTGAGAGGAAAAACCAACAAAAGGACCACAAAGTGGATCCTCCTCTAAAGCGGGAACTAGAGCATGCATAAGACCTTGCTGCACGTATTGAACGGCAGTAGGTTCCATTGCAATGATTCTAGGTGTTTTCTGCGTTTTAGGAACAAGAGAGACCTTAGCAGGGATCTCCTTTTCCGGGTTAGTGAGTTCGATAGGCCAGGAATTAATCTCCCGAAGATTCGGGAATAAGTACTCCTGATAAGGGAAGTACTCCTGTAGTCTCTCAGTCCAGTAGGACTGATCGAACTTCTGGTTGCCGATTTTTGCGTCGGCAGTACTACCAGACCCATGGCGTGGTTCGATAGCAAAGTCGTCGATCAGACGATTTACTTTATCAAACACGTCTCCAAAAAGGATATGTGCTTGGATCGCGACATCCCTCACCCGATCAGGGTCGAGATGCCGTTCTACTAGCGCCAATTCTTCCTCACATGTGAGGTAAGACTGAATGGCCTTCCGCTTTCGGCGGTCGGTACACTCCAGCTCAATCTTCTTGAAAAAGAGGGTGAGCTGTCTGATGCTGCGAACTGCAACAACAGAAGGCTTATCTTTCAATTCGCCACTATCCAGGAACACTAACCGAAGGAAACCCGATAGAAATACCGGGAGCCCTCCCTTTTTCTTGAAAGACAGAAAAAGGTCGGAGGTTACACAACCAAGCTCAAGACTTCTTTCGAAGTCCGAAGCGTAAGTTGGTAGGGTTATCGTTAAAAATGACATACCCTCGTGTTCCAGTCGATCGCAAATCGTTTTCCAATCGCGATCGATGCTGATGCCGCACTCTTCTCCGATTTCTCGAAGAAGGACCAGAAAGAGTCTCGTCAGGCTTTTCATCGTCACCTTTCAGGTACGATAAGGCTGGCGAGTCCCCTAGCTTACCGACCTAGCAGGTACCCAAGCGTAAACACGATCATGATGATCGTAGCGCAAGAGCATCCCGCTAGGAAGAACACCAACGAGCCCAAAGAAAGGGTCCTCGAAGGTGAACATCTCGCATGGTTCACGATTGAAAACCGATCACCTTATCAGCGAAGCCAGCCACAGAGCAGTACGCGAGAAAACCCGCGATTGCCTGCGACGTCTCCGTGTCGGTGAAACCAGCCCCGTTAAGGGGTCGGTCAATCACCAGATAGATACTCTCCAAATAGGTCTTACTGACCGTAGAGAGAAAGGG